GCCGAAATAGAGCAAAAACAGAAAGAAGTCGAGGATATATACGGCGAAAGAGAGTCAAAATACATAGATCCTGACAATATTGACACTTCTGTGGCGGAAAAACTCCCAAAACCAACCGGTTGGCGCATACTTATTTTGCCATATATGGGTGCAGAAAAGAGTAAAGGGGGCATTATTTTAGCTGACCAGACTCGTGAAAGAGAACAGCTAGCAACCGTTTGCGGTTATGTGTTATCCACTGGCCCTGATGCGTATGGCGATGTCAGTAAGTTTCCAGAGGGTCCATGGTGCAAAAAAGGCGACTGGGTTATCTTTGCACGTTATGCTGGGTCAAGATTAAAAATTGATGGCGGTGAATTAAGACTCTTGAATGATGATGAAATACTTGCTATAATACAAGACCCAACTGATATTTTACATATGTAGTTGGTCTTGCAAATAAATAACCATGGAGATCAAGAACCATGCCCGAGGCACAAAAAGAACAAATACAGGACGATAAACTCGTACCTATTGACACCAGCGGAGAGTCCGTTGATGTTGAATTAAAAGAATCCAAAGTAACACCCGTTGAAGAAGAACAAGAAGTTGTTGAAGAACAACAAGCTGCACCTGAACCAGAGAAAACAGAAGAAGAAAAACCGTCAACGGACAAAGGTGAGCATAACGAGTACAGCGAAAAAGTTAATAAAAGAATTGCTAAACTTGTTGGTAAACTTCGTGAAGCAGAGCGCAGAGAAGACGCGGCTGTAAAATACGCAGAGGGTTTAAAAAACAAGCAGACAGATCTTGAAACGCAACTGCAGTCGTTAAATCAAAACTATGCAACAACGATGGAGACAGCATCGACTTCACAAGTTGAAGAGGCTAAATTAAGATTAAAAAAAGCCATTGAAGAGGGTGATGTTAATGCGCAAGCAGATGCACAAAGTATTCTTGCAAGAGCATCACTTGACGCTGAGAGAGCAAAGATTCAAAAAGAACAATTAGAAGCACAAGCAGCAAAATTTAAAGAGTTAAAAGAAGAGACGGCTCCACCTGTTGTAGAGCAACAAGCACCGCCACCACCCGATCCAAAAGCACAAGCGTGGGCGGAAAAAAACGAATGGTTTGGTAAAGATGAGGCAATGACATACACGGCTTTTGCCATTCATCGTAAGCTTGTTGAACAACAAGGATATGATCCACGATCTGATGAATACTATGAAGAGATAGATCGTCAGATACAAGAACAGTTTCCAACAAAGTTTGAAGGAGAAAAAAGCAAAAAAGTGGTTGACCAAACGGTTGCACCTGCTGTAAAGTCTACTTCAAAGACCAAAGGAAAACGAACTGTGAGACTCACACCATCACAGGTTGCAATCGCTAAAAAACTAGGTGTGCCTTTAGAAGAATATGCTAAATACGTGAAGGAGTAGCAATATGGAAAAGAAAACAAGAACCTCACGCTCATCTCAAACTAGAGATAAAACTGCCAGAAGGCAGCCATGGCGACCACCATCTCGGTTAGACGCGCCGTCTCCACCAGCCGGATTTAAATATCGTTGGATTCGTGCTGAAGTTATGGGCCAAGACGACAAGAAGAATGTATCTGCTCGAATGAGAGAGGGATACGAACCAGTAAGACTGGAAGAACTTGGAGACTTCGAAGCCCCTACTGTTGAAGACGGAGCAATGAAAGGCGTCGTTTCTGTAGGTGGATTACTGCTAGCCAAGATACCTGAAGAAATTGTTGAAGAACGAAATGCTTATTTCTCTCAACAAACAAGAGATCAACAGGAGGCTGTTGATAATGATCTTCTAAGGGAGCAGCACCCTAGTATGCCTATCGATAATCCAAATAGGCAGTCGAGAGTAACTTTTGGCGGTGCAAAGAAGTCAGATTAGATTTCACACCTAACAACATTCGCCGAAATTTTTGGATTAATAATTTGTAATTTATTAGTCTAAGGAGGACTATAATTATGGCAAACCAAGACGCACCTTTTGGGTTCAGACCCACAAGGCACTTAACAGGTGGAGAAGTTCGTACCAACGAATACGCGATTGCGGCTAACTTTGGCACTTCTATTTACACTAACCAACCAGTGGTCGGTGTAACAGCAGGTGGCATTCAGCACGCAATTGATACTTCAACAGGTACAGTTGGACTAATCCTTGGCACCTTTGGTGGTTGTTTCTATACAGATCCAACTACTTCTAAGCCAACATACAGTGCGCATTATCCAGCAAGCACAAACGCTTCTGATATCGTTGCATATGTATATGACGATCCAATGATCGTCTTTGAAGCTCAACACGACGGAACTGGCACAGCAGCTATGAATTTCGGCGGATTTGATTATGTAGGCTTGTCTGGAGACGACACAAGCGGACTATCAAAAGCTGAACTTGATACCTCAACTGTGACAACTTCTGGAAACTTCCAACAATTAGGAATTTCCAAAGATCCAGAAAATAGCGACACATCTGCTGCAAACGCAAATGCATATGTAATCGTTAATGGTACTGAGCATCAACTCAACTCAGCAACAACTTTAGGTTAATAGGAGGATTTAAACTATGGCTATTAATAGATCACAACTTGCTAAAGAGTTGGAACCTGGTTTGAATGCACTATTCGGACTAGAGTACGCACAATACGAGAACCAACATGCTGAGATTTACGACACAGAGACCTCTGACAGAGCTTTTGAAGAAGAAGTAATGTTATCTGGTTTCGGAGCTGCATCAGTTAAACCTGAAGGAACAGGCGTTAACTTTGACAACTCACGTGAATCTTTTACAGCACGTTACTCTCATGAAACTGTAGCTTTGGCTTTCCAGATTACTGAAGAAGCTGTAGAGGACAACCTTTACGACAAGATCAGTACTCGTTATACGAAAGCTCTAGCACGTTCTATGGCACACACTAAACAAGTAAAAGCTGCGAACGTCTTGAACAACGGCTTTGATTCAAGCTTCACAGGTGGTGATGGTAAGGAGCTTTTTGCTACTGACCACCCTACTACTTCTGGAAACCAAAAGAACGAGCTATCTACTGCTGCAGACCTTAACGAGACATCTTTGGAACAAGCGATTATCGACATTCACGCTTTCCAAGATGACAGAGGTCTGAAAGTTGCTGCAAAACCAAGAAAGTTGATTATCCCTTCAGCTCTACAATTTACAGCTGAAAGACTACTAGCATCTGGAAACAGAGTAGCTACTGCGGATAACGACATCAATGCAGTAAGAAGCATGGGAATGATGCCTGAAGGTTATACAGTTAATAACTACTTAACTGATACAGATGCATTCTTCATTAAGACGGATGTACCTAACGGCATGAAACACTTTCAAAGAGCTCCTGTGGCTACGTCCATGGAAGGTGACTTTGAAACTGGTAACGTTAAATACAAAGCTAGGGAAAGATATAGCTTCGGCTTCTCTGACTGGCGTGGTATTTTCGGTTCACCTGGTGCTTAATTCTTAAGCAAAGAACACTTTAAAGGGCGGCTTCGGTCGCCCTTTTTATTTGCAATCCCCTGACTAAAAGCGTATATTGTAAAAACTGCGACTAAATTAATATTTAATGTAGGGCGAATATCGCAGTTTCGATTGCCTAGAAGACTACATTAATTAACTAGGAGGATTAAATATGGCAAACCCACATTTCCAAAATATGGTTTTGTTCGCTGGAAACACAGTAGAAACAAAAGCGAAGAAAGACCAGCCAATGTTTCAACAGTACGCATCAGATCAAACGTTCTATGGGTACTCTAATGACTTCTTTACATATACAGCAACTGACTGGACTATTACGTCAACAGACGGTGGCAGTGATTCAGGAGAGGTTATTCAAGCTACAAGTTCAGCTGGTGGAGCATTAATAATTACAACTAACGATGCAGATAACGACTCTGAAGAACTACAGTTAAAAGGAGAAGCATTTAAATTAAGCACTAGTAAGAGAGCTTATTTCTCAACTAGATTTAAATTAAGTGACGCTACACAATCTGATATGCTTATTGGATTAACGATTACAGACACAACTGCAATCGATGCTGTTTCAGATGGTGTCTTTTTTAGCAAAGATGATGGTGACACTGACTTAGATTTTAGAGTTGAAAAAGATGGGACAGAAACTGCGACTGCAGCTGTTGCTACGGTGGCTGATGACACTTTCATTACTGCAACTTTCTTTATAGATCCAGACAGAGACGCTGTCTATTATTCAATTAATAACGCAGAACCTGTAAAAGTTGTTAATACAAATTTACCAGATGACGAAGAGCTGACTATAACTATTGCTATTCAAGCTGGCGCAGCCGCTGCTAAATCATTAGTGGTTGATTATATAACTGCGATTATTGAGCGGTAAATTTAATTAATGTGGGCCTTCGGGCCCACACGTTCTTGATTAAGGAGGGAACATGGCAGACACAGTAACAGGACCAACAATCCTA